CTAAATCGAGTAAATCAACTCTGGATTCATAATTTACGATAGTATATTCAATTTCTTCCTTAATAGTTAAGGCTGTAACTTCATCTAGGTTTTCAAATAATGATTTTTTTAAATCAGATCCGAAATTTGGATTAAAAAACTTTTCCCCACGATTAGTAAATACAATATTTCTTAAGGAACGTGCAATTGCAGCACTATTTTTTAGTGCAAGTAAGTCGTTATTTAAAGGACTTATCTTAAATGTTGCACTAATGTCCTTAAAACCTTGCTCTACCCGTTCTAATGGCATTGAAAAGTACTAAAATATTAGTTATTTATTAAGTTTTTTGACCTAATATTCTGTCAACGTCATTGAATCGACTTCATAGTCTAAGCCATCATCTTCTTGAGGGTCAAAAAGTTCCGTTTCTATTAAAGAATCACGCTTTTTAGGTGTTAATTTATCATTAGTAATCTCTCTAAGCATCTTTTTTTCCATTTTGTCCCCTATTTTGCTTATTTAATTACCACTATTTAACATCATTAAACTTAACACCTTCACAATTGCTCATAGAGCAGTAATATCGACCTTCTTCATCGGTCTTAATAGTTAAATATTCACATTTTGCCGTCCATTCGTCCATTGCTTCCTTAACAATTGCCTTCATTTCACGTTTTTGGCGTTTGTTTAGACTTCCGAAACGACTATCAATCCATTTCTTACCATAATAAAAGACAAAAAGGACCGCAAGTAATGCGAATCCTTCACCCCATGATAAATTCCATGCCCATTGGAAAAAATTCCACATTATCCTTGTCCTCTATACTTCTTTTTTGGTTTATTACGAGAAGTCGCCGCTAATTTGGTTAGTGCCGAGCGGCCTTGACGTGTTTTCTTCGGTCTTGACATGATAACTTCGGTTCCTAAGACCCCTTGCTTCATTTTTGCCATAATTTCCTTTAAGTTTTATTGAGTAATTTTTTAAGTGCTTCCGATGGGACTACAATAGTAAAAATTAGTCCTAAAAATACCGCTAAAAGCACTTTAGACGATAAAAGTTGCAATAGAAAGATAATTAAAGTGCTTACACCGAATAGTGACCACTTCTCTTTGACTATTGCAACGATTTTTTCAACCGTTAGTTGTTTTTGTGCCATTCGCATCCTCCATTTTAATTAAATTAGCATCAAATACCTCTTTTCCTTCACTTGAACTCTCATAATACTTCTCCGATAGGTCTTGTAGTTTTTCCATTGCTTGCTCATGGGAGAGATTACTATGAATAACCTCTCCATCATAAAGAATGTTAAATCTTGCCATCACATTTTATTGGGATCCGCCATAAAAACAAATACAAACCATACTACAAATAAAATTGCAATAATACCGAGAAGATTTGGGATCAACATAATAAAGAATTAGATAATACGAGTTTTTTCGTGGCCAACCCTAATACGAGGATCGCACCAAATTTCAAAACCTTCGTCCATAGCATCTAAACAGAAACTAACGTCCTCTCCACACATGTCTTGGACTTCACCAGACTCAAACTGTTGCATTTTAGGTGCAAACCAAGGATATTCGAGTTTCTCAAATACACCATTCTTAATCATCACCCAACCAAAACCAGTATAATCAACCGTAAATGGTTTCTTACGCTTAGCCATGGTTTCAACGGTTTCATGATTCATTACACCGCCATTCTTACGGAAATCCTCTTCCTCTAACCAGTGAGCAACAGAAGTTGTTTGACCATCTTCAGTAGCATACCAACCAGCAGTGATTTCTTTCTCTTCTCCTTTAACAGTATTCCCTTCAGAATCAACAGTATCGGCAGCAACTGCTAAATCGCATAATTGCCAAAACTTGTTAGTGTCAAAGACAATATCTGAGTCAATCCAGAGTTGATAATCATACTTAAGTTTACCATCCCAAGGTATCTGATTAGGTCCACGTAGTACATTTGCACCAAGTACCTTACAACGTGCAAAGTTTACCATTGATGAGTAATCCTGAGAGATCTGAATACTCATTCCATTTTGCACCATGTCAAAGCATAACTGTACAAAATTCTTTAAGAAAATATAAGAGCAACCTCTTCCTGGTAAACAGAAGACGATTGCTTTTCCTTTCATTCTTGCTTTGATTGCATCTATATCCCATTCGGGTGCTTTTGCTTTAGGTGCAACCGTCTTTACTTTAAATCCTTTAGCCATAAAAGAGAACTCACTTTCAATGTTATTTTATCAGTTTATTTAGTACTTGTCAATAAGAATCTTCATCTAAAGGTGAGGTATATACTACTCTTCCTGGTCCACCATATCCCACTTTACCTTTTAACCTAGTATATGTTAAATCTTCTTTCTGATATTCAGTTGACATCAAATCCATCATTACATGTAACATCTGCCATTTCTCATCAAAGTCTTCTTCACTTAAATTCCAGTATATTGGTCTATCCTTCAAGTAAATATGATAAGTAATATCTTCAAGATTTTGCATCATCTCCAACCTAAACTACATTATATATTTGGAAGACGTATCTTACGTGCTAATCCAAATTTCTTTAATAATACCACATGCTGCCATGTTAGGTCAAATTCACCATTTAAACCAACCCTTGCTGATGTAGGAAACTTATGATGATCATTATGCCATCCTTCACCAAATGAAAGTATACCAAATATAGGATTATTCACAGACCTATCATCAGTCTCAAAAGATCGATATCCCCACATATGAGCAGCTGAATTAATAAACCATGTCATATGATATACACTTACTATTCTGAGAGGTATTCCCCATAGTACCATTGACCATCCTCCAAGATTATATAAGATTATTCCAAGGGGGATTTGTAAGAATATAAACCACTTATCTAACCATCTAAAATATGGATCCTTTCTAAGATCAGGTGTAAGTCTGTGTACGTTTTTCTTTGCAGGTACTTCCACTAACATCCATCCTATATGACTCCACCAAAATCCTTTAGTACTATCATGGGGGTCACCATCACTATCAGTATACATGTGATGTTGACGATGTATTCCAGGCCATGTAATAGGTCCATACTCACAACTAAGTGATCCACATGTTGCTAGTATACGTCTAATCCATGTAGGTGACTCAAAAGACTTATGTGCAAATAAACGATGATATCCTAATGTCAACCCAACACAACCAGTAAGGTAACAAAGAAATAGATATACAAAAAAATTACCCCAACTCCAAAATTGAGGTAATATTGCAATAACTCCCAATACATGAACTAGGAGAAAAAAACCAATTGTAGACCATTCTAATTTCATAAATCCTCACGGGTATTTTTTTATGGCCCCCGATTTTTTATTTAGCTCTCGTTTTCGGTTCGTTGTAGGTTAGGGACTTCCAGCTTTTTTAAACAACGCAACGCCGCCCAATATAAACAACGCCCATAATTAACTGTCTTCACGCATTATTTAAGAACTGCAAATACGCATAATGAAAGTATTACATAGTGGCTGCACGGTTTGTTATACTATTCATTATAAGATATAAAGGGCAAAGTGTCAAGAACTCTGCCCTTATTTGTGTTTAATTTGTGTTACTTATAGGACTGTATCTGCACCCTCCGCAATATCATCCAGGACGGCAAGGATTTCATTACCATTGTTTGCATTTTCAAGGAGGAATTCAGCGAAGCTTCTTGATACAAACTGTTCAGAAGAAACTGACATAATCAAAGAGAAATTAGGTTTACATTTGTGTAACTTTAGGGCAAACACATTCCACGCAATTCTTATTAGTAACGGTCTGGAATACTTAAGACTTCAGTATAACTTTCTACGTACTCATTATCCTCTAATTGTAATACTTTTCCCCAGTCAATTTGCTCTGCATTAAACTCATCTTCTACGCATACTTCTAGGGTTATTCTATACCTAGTGTGTGTACGGTTTGTGTTAGTAACTGGCATAGGATTAGAGAACTGGTGTTGTTACTTATGAGGCTACAATAGCACGAATAAGAGTATAAGTCAAGTTTTGTTATTGTCCCCTGATAGTTATACTGAGGGGTTGACAATAAAAGCGAGATTGTGATATAATGCTCGCTAAGATAACGACTCTATGTGACATTAAAAAGAACGTAATCTGTTTGGATTCTATACACATTAAACACAGATTGCATCCAGATTAATAACACATTTAAAAACGGAATAGAACGCAACCTTATATTTATTTGTGCAATTAGAACGTCATTTATAACACTTTTCCACAGATTTAACAGAGATTGTGAATAAAACTGTGGAAAACTATGTATTAGATAGTAAGACAATAATGACCCTCCCAATAACAATAAAGACGAAGAATTTAAGTACATTGTTTGTTAGTTTAATAAAGTCAATCATGGAAGCCTGGTATAAACTTACCTTCGCAATAATCACTTCTTTCGTTGTTATTTTCCTCCTCTAATTGTCCTTTTAATTCTGTTATTTTAGGATAAGGAATTGGGTTGAATTTGCCATAACGAAAGTTGTAATCTTTGAGGACTTCGTTATACATTTCTGGGGGATAATTAGTCATTGATTTCATGTTAATAATTGCGTAAAGTACGGTAGGGTTTGTAACAATATTCAGCACTAATCTCTGCTTCTTTATTGTTAATGATCTCAGAAACTTTCTTGCGATTTGGGTTAGTTTCCTTGATGTAATTTAACTCACTTGTTGTTAATGTTTTCATGGTAATACTGTCAGATCATTAATAATTAACCACTCATAATTATCATCCTCTATTTCTCTATTAGGGAGTATATATTCCTCCATAATTGATAGTGCATCTTCGGGACGGTTGTTATTAAGTAAGACCTTAAATCGTGCTATTAAAGTCTCACTCAGATTTTCAACTAAGTCTTCTTGAGTTGTCATTTAGTCCTCCAGAATAATGTTAGTTTCAATTTCAAATACCTCTGGTGAGATATTCTTTTCTCTTGCTAATGCTTCAAGAAAAATGTTAGTAACTTGCTCTAATTCATCACCAGTTAGTAACTCATAGAGATCAATCTTTGTTTCAG